GCCTCGACCATGCAACCATAAAACAAGGCATCATAGCAAAAGTCAGAGAAGTAATTACTTTGATTTGCACTGGTTAGTGTAGTTGGTCTAGCGACATATACAAGTTCCCCACCGTAAGTAGCACTTGCAGTAGGAGCAACGATAACATTGGTGTTTGTTTTCTTTGCATAATATTTTGGAGTTCCTGTACTTGCGCTGACAGGCCAGTAATCATAAATAAACTCGTCTGTTCTTTGCAATAAATTAATTTTAGTTCCGCTATCTTCAATACGAAGATTCTTTACATAACGTGTTCCAGAAGGAAGAGTAAGTTCGTTTTTACCTGCGGATAGTGTAACTGATGTAATTGTTACCAAGCCATAGTCATCCAATGTTTTAGTTAGTCGTTCTTCTACACGATTAACCATATTGGGTATAGCTGATACAAATTCGCTGCCATCGTTTTCAGATGCTTCGATAATGTCGGTAACAAGATAAGTATAATTAGCCATAATAAATAGTCGTAGAAATAGTTGTTGCTGCCGATACAATAATTTTACCTGACATGCGAATACCATTATCTGCGAAATCCTGATAATTGTTTCCGTTTACTTGAAACTTAATTCGACCACCATTGGTATTACCAAAAGGGTCAGCAGATGTACCAGTGATAACTACGATACCTGTGCCTACACAGTTAACACCACGTACACGGGTGTCAGTAACAGTTACACTAGTAAGAGAATCTACAAAAGTACCAGTTCCAGAAACAAATGCGCTTCTAATATTAGTCATTGATTGCTCCTATAAAAATGTCAATAGGTATATTATACTAAAAAAGGGGGTGAGATACAAGTCCCACCCCCTTTAAAGGTTAACGTATAGGTGTTTTAATTAAGCACCTGCGCTTCCGAAGAAACCACGCCAGTCACTGAAACCAAACGCATAACGCTCACGAGCCTTAAAGCGAAGGTTGCCAGTGTCGAAGTCAGGCTCCATTTTAGTCTGAAGCGGTGAACGGACGAACATCTTCGCACCATTCGGAACATCAGTCTTAATGAAGTAACCATTCGTGTCCGTGAAACGGCGATTCACAAAGAAGCCATTCGGGACAAGACCTTGATTGCGAATGCTGTTAATGTCGTTGACATTGGTAGCATTGTTAACAATCGTGGTTGACAGAGGCGAGTTCAGAATCTGGTCTGCAGTAAAGGCCAGGTCTGATGGGATGTGCAGGCTTTCGGCTTGCGCTCCAACTAGGATGCCACGGTCATCTTTAGTTTTAGAAATAGCAATCAGTGCAGTTTCCAGAGCAGCTTCTGAAAGGTCAGATGCAGCTAGAAGGTTGCTTTGGTCGCCATTACCAATGGTGGGGTGGTCAGAGGCAAAGAAAGATTTGCCATCACCACCCGCAAAGGATGCGTTAAAACCGTTGTTGAAAACATCAGCAGCTTTAACTTGTTTAGTGTTCGCCATAGCACGAGCCAAACCTTTGGCACGCAGTTTAGCGAATGTGTCATAGAGGTTATCCTCCATAGCTTCTTCCGTAACGGCGAAGCCAAGGGCAATAGTCTCGTGTGTGTAACGAGATGTAAAGCTTTCTTGGGCATCGTCATAAGATACGGCAGCACCTTCACCTTTTACAGGTGCAGTACCAAAGCCAGTGAAGAGAACTTCTTCTTCAAATGCACGGTCTGAATTTTCAACTTCATACAGAGGTGCATGTTCATCAGAAACTTCCCCATACTCAAGGCCGAATACGGCGTTAAGACCAGGGAGAAGCTCTTTTGCAATACTTGCTCTATTAATAGCCATTATTATTTATCTCCCTTAGTTGGTTGTTGTCACAACGGCTGAAGTCAGAACATTCTGATAATCATCCGCACGATGGTTGAACTCAACTTCCATCTTCGTGAACGCATCGCCAACTGCATTACCAGGTTCATCAACGATACCAATGATACGCAAAGCACCATTAGTAGCTTTACCAGTTGTACCAGCAGTCGTTTTAGCAACAATGGTTGATTTACCAGTAAAGGTAGAACCACCAGCAATTGAGCTAACTTCTACGTTTCTTCCGACAATACCAGCAGCAACTGTGGCATTTGAAGAAATAATGTAAGTTTGATTCGGATTGTCATTTACCAAACCAACGATGTCTGAAGCAGACACGCCAGAATAGTAGGATTTAAATTTTTGTTCCCCGTTTTCTACATAGCGGCAACCTTGGAAAGTACCAACAGGCACTTCAGTTGACGTTACGCACGGTGTAAGTGTACCAGAGGCAATACGTACAGGAGTACCTGTGTACATTGCCGTAGCACCTGAAGCAATAGGATATTCGTTCAGGCCGTTACTATTTGGTGCAGCACCACGAACACGGGAAGGCTGAAGTCCAGTAACTTTAGTAGCAGACATATTTTTCTCCTTCAGTGTTTAAATTTAGTAACCAGACTTCGCAACCTTTTAATCAAAAGAAGGGGTGCGACCCTTAGTTACATTGGTTTTGCTTTGATTTTGAATAGGCATTTTGCGATTTGATGCGCCTTCAAGCTGTGCATTGACAGCATCAACCATCTCTGCAGATGCGTTTTCAAAATGTCTTTGTCGAGCTTCTGCACGTTTGAGTGGCAACTTAGCAAGTGCCAAATCTCCTCGACATACAGTGCCTTTGTAGCGACCTTCATCTTTAATTGCAGATGTGTGTGCTAGTTCAGGTACTTCATCAAGAGAAACAAACTCCCAGCCTTCAGCCATTCGTTTACCAACATTTGTATAATCATCACCACCTTTTAGGGTTGTACGTATCCAACGGAGTTTCATTCCTTGGTCTTCAAACCTTGCGGTTACTGATTCAGGAATATCTAAAAGATTTGGTTCACGATATTCATAGTCTTCGGATTCTCTTGTTTCCAGTTCACGACTCTGGGTGTTACGTGTGGTGTTTCGTGCCATAAGTGTATATCCTTTCGCAACTATTAGTTAATTGTAGTATATTCGCCTTCGCCTGCCTTTTCGACTTTTAGCTTTTCGGCTGCATACTGTTCAAGTGATATGCCCCATTTTCCTGCAAGGCGTACATCTTCTTGTGAGAGTTTTACCTTTTTACTTGATGAAGGTGCTGGAGTGTGCGAAGCTCCTGCAACCACTTGAGCAGGTGTTGACGTTTCCTGCGGTACGGGGGTTTCGGTTGCTACTTCTTTGGTAGCTTGTCCAAACTTTTTTGGAAATATTTCTGCCATACGGCGGTCAACTTCCTGATAATATTCGTCATCACTAGGGTCAAACCCGTCTTCTTGAACATCTTTATCAATCTCCAAAGCAACGCTAGTCAGCACACGATCTGTATTAAACCATTCATTTGCTGCCGCCCAATCAGTTGCTTTACGCTGTGCTTCTGATACAGTAGTAGCAGCCGCTTGGACTTGTTGTTGCTCCTCAAATTTCTGAGGTTCAAAAGAGTCTGCCTGTTGACGAAACTCTGTTAGCCTATAGTTATCTTGCTGGGCAGTATTAAGAGATTCTTGTGCCTTCAAGATATTATCGGCATCGCCGTTTTCTACGGCTTGACGGTACGCAGCACGAGCAAGCTCTAGACGTTCCGTCACTTGACGCTCATTAGATTCAACATTATTACTTAAGAGATTTTTATATTCTTCTTCTCTTTGTTGAAGCTTTGTTTGCATTTCCTTCTGTTGTGCTAGAAGGTTTTCAATCTCGGCTTCACGTTCTTTTTTCTGTTTTACCAGTTGTCGAATACGTTTTTGTGCGCCAGATGTTTCTACACCCTTTGTTTCTTGGTCTTGTTCTTCTTCAGTTGTAGGGGTAGTTTCTTCTTGAGATGTTTCCACCTCTACTTCGGGGGCTGCTGATTCTTCTGTAGCTTCTTGCCCTTCGATTTCAAATTCCACCTTTTCTTCTTCAGGGGGTGAGCCTGCTTCGATGGTAGACCATTCAGTCTCTGCCATAGTATTTTCTCCTGTTTAACGTCTGCGGCGAGATAGACGAATAACGCCGATATGTAATATTATATAGTATGATTGATTAATTCACAAGAGTGACTGTGAATTTTTTTAACTACTTAGATTAAATGTAGGGTCTAAGTCTTTTGCATCTTCTACTACCATTTTGATGTCATCATCAAATAATAGCAAAAGATTTACGCCTTTGTAAAAAAACTTGCTTCCTGTATGTTTACCATAACACACATAGTCACCCTCTTCACACCAAGCACCATTAGCAAACTTGTCGTCCTGATAGGCTAGGTCGCCAACTTTTAGGACACGACCAACTGTTGTAAGGTAAGCCATATCCGATTTGGTTGAGTCAGGCAGAATGATACCACCCTTAGTTGCTGACTTAACTGATACTGGACGTACAAGGATATGATAGCCTGGTACTCTTGGAAGTGGGTTAGGGTCTGCGACCTCTTCGTCTGTAATCCATTCATCGTTTTTCAAAGCACTAGATGCAGCTTGCATATTTACTCCTCTTCGATATATTTATTTAGATAATCTTTGATAAGGCCAATGGCCTTTTCTAAACCAGCGATTGTTCCCACTGATTCACAGTATCTAGAATAATCTGAAGCGGCTCCATACGCAAGGGAATTTTTTATAGATTCTATTTCTTTTTGTATTTCTTTTATTAATTCTTCATATAACACTATTTAATGCCTTGTTGCTTAATTACATCTGCCAATATTTTAGCAGAAACTTTAGCTTCTTCCAAGTCATTATTTTCTTGGGCTTTCAGCAAGTCAGCCAGTACGTCCATAGCTTTCAATGCACGCTTGGCATCTCTGTCTTCTTGCTTCTGATAAGCTTTCATTTGTTCCTGCGCTCCTTGGGCTTGCGTATCCAGAACAATCTTCTGTTCTTTCAAGTCAAGGTCACGATTTTTAAGTGCGGCATCTGATTGTGCTTTGGCAATCTGTGCAGCAGTTTTATTTTGTTCCACCTGAAGTTTCTGTGCCTCAATAGCCAGCATCTGCTGTTCTGGCGTTCCTGGTCCTTGAGCAGCCGCCATGTTTGCTTGTAGAATTTGCTGGGCAGCTTGAGCCTGAACCATTCCAATTGCCTGTGGGTCAAGTGCAATTTGTCCCATAACTTGTGGATTTTGTAATGACTGTTGATATAGTCCATCCATTTGTTCTTGATACTTAACGAGCATATGCTCAGATATATTAGCTTGCAATGCTCCAGCAAGTTTTGCAAATGCAGGGCTTTTTTGATTCATAGGGTCTTGCATATAAGCAGTTTTAACTGCAATGTGTGCGTCATGGTTTTGTCCTGTGAACGCCTTAATAGGTTTACCTTCAGAAGCTGCCATAATATCTGACACAGGGTCAAGCGGAACTGCTTCTTTTTTAAATGGCATAAGTTTTTCTACATCAGGCACATTAGCTGTAGTTAACAACATTCTATTAATTGCTTCCATGTCAAACATTCCTGGTTCTGACTGAGCAGCAATCTGCTGTACCATTTGAACAAGCATCATGCGTTGTGCATTAGACGGAATGTTTGGGTCAGATACTGGAATAATATCTACACTACCATTAAAGTCTACTTTAAAAATCTTTTCTGTAATTCCTGGTAGGTCATAAGGATATTCACTTGGTAGATATTCAGAATCAATACGTGCCAATACTTTAAACTCATCACCTTGCGCTTTATGTAGTCGTTTGTGAATAGCAGTAAAGAACTTGCTAGAGGCTTCAAGCAATGCCATAGTTGTACCAACTGGACCATAGCCACCACTATCTGCAATGACTTGTTCTGTACTGTCGGCAAACTTTTGTCCTGCTCCTGTTACAAAGGATAACATGTTAAACAAAGTCTGTGATGGTTCTTTAAATGGTAGTGGAATAATAGACTTGGTTAAGTCCATGCCTGTTGCTTCTACTTCTTTAAACTCACCTGGCGCAATCGGGTCATTATCCCCGACCATCCGTACTCCCTTAGCCTTGAAGCCTCCTGGTAAATTAGCAAACTGCCCAGCATCAAGTAGGCTACGCATTGCAGCAGTAGCAGACATAGTAAGATTACCAAGGAAGTGAATAAGACCCAGCCCGTAAAAACCAAATCCAGGAACATATCTGTAATGCGTGAAGTGCATTTTTTTGACATACTTATCATCTCCTTCTGCCCAGTTACGGCGAATCGAAAGAACTTGACCTGACTGTTGTTCTACAGTTACAATATATGGGCAGGCAGCTTTACCTGTGTGCATTGTGTCTTCTTCAAGTTCTAGGTAACAATGCTGCTCCAGCAACACATACTGTGGGTCATTATCTCCTGCAGGTGACAAACCAAGAACTGTGTCCATCTTTGCTGCCATGCCTGACAAAGTAGGAACACCAGCAGAAGGAAGTTCTATATCGGCATACATATCTGCTTCTATCTGACGAGCCAAGTCAACAGGGCTACGATAAATAACATGAGTATAGCGGTCTGCTCTGCGAAGGTCAGACGCATAGTAAGATACATAAAACTGGTCTATGGGTACAAACTCACTGACAGGTCTGTCAAGGCTTGAATCATAATAAATCTTTTTAACTGCAGAACCAATCAAGGGTAGATGAAACAACATACGCTCAAACTCATCAAAGTATTCAGGCATCTGAGTAGTAACCTGATAGTTCATAAAGTTCTGAACACGATTAGCCTGCTGTTGTTTCTCAAGTGTAGCGTCACCAAGAACCTGTGCCTTAACTGGTCCTTTGGCTGGGAACAATTCTTGCGAGGCTTTAGATTGGAACTTAACTGCTGACTCAATCAACAATGGATGCACAGCAGTAGCTGCACCTTCAAATGGTTCAGTTGTATCTTCTAGCTTCAGACCAAGCAGGTCAAAGCCTCGCTCAAACATTGATTCCCATTCTGAACGAGAATCTTTGTCTGCTTCAAACTTATCAATAACTGTATTACCAATTTCTTCGAGCTTTTCATCGTCTAAGATTTCTACAAGATTTTCATAAAATCCTGTATTCATATTAATCTCTACTTCGATTGCTTCGGCTGACCCTTCAAGGTCTACTGTAATCTCGCCTGTCTCAGGGTCTACTTCAAAGGTTGCTTCTGCTTCAGAAGGCTGCTGCATTTCCATGCGAATAACATTGTCGCCCTCTGGACGCTGCTCATAGGGATTTCTCTCTGTTGCCATTATGCTTTTTTCCTAGCTTTTGTTTTACGTTTCATTTGTTCAATGTATTTTCTATACACAGAACTAGCACCAGTTTTACCTGCTACCTTTGCTCGTTGTTCCATAGCAATCGCTGCTTGTATCTTGTGGGCATGAGTTCTACCACTGGCCTTAATCTTTCTGACACTTGACTCTGCATCTTTTAATGTGGCAAACTTTAATCCACGTATTGTTCCTTTAGGATTCTCATCCGTATATAAATCAGAATGCTTTTTGCTTCTTGCGGGTTGTCCTTTTTTTCTAGGTATACGTGGAGCCATAGGCAATATTATACCATTAAGTTCTCCAGTATCCAACCCTCTTTGTTCGCCTTGGGTTATAATCATCTTCCCAGCTTGGGTCTTCATTGTGTGACACATGCCAGCTATCTCGCATATAGTGGATAGCCATAGTCATTGCGTCCACTTGGTCATCATGTGCGCCATTGGGAAAGGCTAGGCATTCATCAAATAAATCCTTTGCCCACTCTTTACTCGTGGGTATGTAGACACGGCCTGACTCCATAAGAGGCGTAGCGGCGTAGACACGTGATACCTTGTCCCTATCGGGGAGGTAGTCCAGAACAGGTAGTCCTGCGAGTCGCATATCTTGTAGCAACGATTGACCAGAAGCTTTCTTCTCAATAATGCACACATCTGGCCTGTGTTTTTGGTAGAGCATCTGTGCCGTGCGGCGAAGGTCAGGATACTCGAAGCGGTCTTTGATATTCCCAAGAAGAATAAGATTGGGGACGACATACTCTCCACCATACTCATCTTGCTCGACTTGGTGGAAGATGCCCCACGTTTGTATGACACTATAGTCTGCCGTTTTCTTAGTAGAGAATGCTGTGTCATAGGTCTGGATAATAAATTCACATTGCGGCGGGTCTTCATACTCCCACCACTCAAACCAGTTCTTCTTGATAATACCACCTTCGTCTGGCGAGGGGTTCTGCATATATAGCGCATCCCAGTATCTACTCCCATTACTTGCTCGTATCTCTTGTTCATCTAGCTTCAATACTGAGTCTGGCTTCCACTCTGGAAAGTATGATGAGCCTTCAGGTAAACCCAGTAAGTCTGCTGCAGTCTCGTCCAGCCATGCAGGGATGCTGATTACTTCCCATGGCTCTGTAGTAAACTCCGACTCCTGCTTAAGCAGCCAGCCACACAAGTCATCAAAGTGATAACGTGTATTAATAATAATGATTGCACCATTTGGCATCAGTCGAGTACGTAGACCAGAAGGCCACCACTCCTTAATATACCTACGGCCTGCTTCACTAAAGCTGTCTTCTTCTGACATAACATCATCTAGTAAAGCTAGGTGTGCGCCACGACCCGCAATCTGTGACCGCACACCTGCTGCATAGTAGGAGCCATTATGGTTTGTT